CAGGTGGAGCAGCTTTAACAGGTTCAACTAATAACACCATTACTACAGTTACAGGTGCTGACGCTATTCAAGGTGAGGCATATCTTACTTTTAATGGTACTGGAGATTTAACAGTAACTGGTGACGAAAATACTGCCGCTAATTTGATATTAGTATCTGATCAATCTGACAATACCGCTGATGAATGGAGATTATCGTCACAAGTAGATAATCTTTTCTCTATTGCAAATGATGACAGTGGATCTTTTGTAAATAAAGTAGAAATGCACAAAGCAGGTAATGTAACTATTAAAGAGGGAAACCTAGTAATAGGAACAGCTGGTAAAGGTATTGACTTTAGTGCTCAAACAGCAACTTCAGCAACAGGTGGAACAGCTACTTCGGAACTTTTGGACCACTACGAAGAAGGTACATGGACCCCTGTATTCACGGGGTCTGGTACTGACCCTACTTACACTAATTGGCATACTACTGGAACATATATACGAGTAGGTGGTGTTTGTCATGTGTGGTATGATCCAATCTCGGTCACATTTTCAGGAACAGATTCGTCTGGATATGGAAGTATGTCCGGATTTCCTTTTGCATCAACAGATAATGGATCTTTGGCTTGTGGCCAGATGGTCGACATTCTTAAATGGGCTGGGGCTGGAAACCTAAGAGACAGCGGTTTCTCTATGTCCGCTGCAGGAGCAAGTGGCCAATTTCACACAGCTGCTCCAAGCATTGGCTTTACTTGGGATAATGGTAATGCTAGTGACTTGGGTTACTTTGATATAGGAGGTAGTTATAAATGTGTATAGACCATTCGCTATGTCTTAAAACTAAGCGCCTAAACCTGTTTAATTCGGAGAATTTCCCTAATGGCACTTACAGAAGAAACTGAATACGATAAGATTGAAACCATTTTAATTAACGGTTTAAAATCCGTACAAGTTCGTAAAGCTACAGTTATTAAAAAAGATGGTAATGAATTGTCTAGAACATTTCATAGATACGTAATACAACCAGGTACGTTAGATAACGACAAGAATTGGGTAGATACAGATTTATCTAATGAAGCTCAAGAAGTAAAAGATATCTGCGGGGTTGTATTTACACAAGCTCAAAAAGATAAATGGAAGACCCATTTAACTGAACAACGAAACCAAATGACACCTCTTTAGACTATGACCACCCAAGAAAAGATTGAAGAAGTAAACCTTATAGCAAACAAATCTTAAAACAATGGCTACTAAAACTTGGCAAGTTAATACCCTCCAACGCGAACTCGCTGATGGGTATGTATCGAAAGTTATCTACCGTGTTAACGGTGAAGATGGTACTTATAAATTCAGAGCTACTGGTGAAGTAGATCTACCAAAACCAGATACTCTTGTACCTTATGCTGACCTCACAGAATCAACTGTTCTCGGTTGGGTTAAAGCTAAACTTGATGCTGATAAAACTGGGACTGTTGCTGCTATTGAGACAGCTGTAGAGAACGGAGTCAATGAACAGAAAACCCCCACAACTGGTGTCGGTAAGCCCTGGTAAACAAGCTATACTAACTCTGAGTTATTAAAACCCAATGGCACCAACGATTACAGAGAAACTAGAAGCTCTTACTACTGAGATTCAGCAAGTAGCTGATGAACATAACAAAGCTCTAGAAGATAAGAATAGATTATTTGTAAAATTTACAGAACTACAAGCTTCTATTAAAACTCTTCAAGAGCTTCAAGAACCTGTAGCTGAGTCAGAAGTAGTTACTGAATAACCTATGGGAGGGCCACCGAACCTGCCACGTTATTCTCTACCGGTAGCTCCTGAAATTCCGAAGGTGACACTGAAGGTACCTGAGGCTTTAATTCCTCAATATCGACCTCTGGTAATACCTCCATCTGATTTAGAGCGCCCTGCAGGAGTATCCGCTGAAGGTGAGGAAGAGACAGAAGACAAGCCCCAGCCAAAACCACAAACACCAAAAATACCTTCATTTTCACAGGAAGTCACTGAGTTAACTATACCCTTTACAGATATAAATGTACCTTTTCCTAAAGAAGAGATCCTAGTAGCAGCAGGTACTACAGCAGCTGTTAGCGTTGTAGCTACTCTTTCAGCTACAGCTGTTTTTAAAAGGTGTGTCCAAATTCTAAAACCTCTTCTGACTCAGGTTGTGAAAAAGGTACAACGTCGTCTAGGGAAAACTCCACCTTCTTGGTCAAGGCAGAGATTGGCACAACGTCGTGACAGATATGTTCAAGGCGGCTCCCAGGCCGTAAAGTAAAACCTTTCTGTTGTAGTTCTGCACAGTTCTTAATCCTTACTAACTCATAATCCAATCTCATTTTCTCTTCTTGTCTAGCTGCGATAGATTTACACTGCTCTACGATTGATCCATCTAAAGGAACCATAAAATTTAGCTGCCCTCCCCAATTCTCATTTACCGTGTAGCTCTGCTGATCCATATGCTCATCATATGGGGTCGTATGATTTCCCATATAGAAGGGGCTGAAAGTCATTGTTGCGCCGTTACAAACAATCCCAGATCCATACTGTTGTCTACTTGGTGCTCCATTGTTTTGGAACTGTACGGCTTGGTTTGTCACGTTACCAGTTGCAGCCGCCACCGGGTTACTGGTGTTATTTGTTTCTCCTTCTTCTGCTCTTACAGGACTTACAAAAGCTATTGAGAGAAGACAGAGAGTGATGTAGTAGTAGCGTTGGTAGTAATTTCTCTTTCTATATCTATAGTTTCTACTACCCCTGCTGCTCTGGTTGTTACTTCTAGAGTAAATGGATCTCCGGCTGTATGAACCGTGAATACCGAGTCGGTATCTACAATCCCTCCAGAACTTGGTGAGGAATGTAGGATATTCTCCCCAGTCCATTTGTTGTAAGCCCCACCAAATACCTCTGTTTCCACGGTCTCTTCTATGACCTGAGTAGTGGTTGTGGTGCTCTGCATACTGCCTTGGGTGAACTGAGGTGTAATCAGCTCTGCTCTGACCGCCCCTGGAGCTAGTAGTACCAATATGAGAAGACATCTCTTCATGCTTTTTTGTCCTTTGGATTACAACTAGGGCAACTATCTGAACTTATCTTAATAGGTGTTTCTACTATTATCGTCTGATGCTTACCGTTTCCATCCTTATCCTTATTCTTCTTGGCTGTATCAATACCAAAAGTAGCTAGAGCTGAAGTAAAAACGAAAGTTATAAACGTAATATCGTTGTTCTGTTTAGCATCTCTACCAGGAAAAGGTACATAATTTAGACTTATAATAAAACCAGACCAAACTACTACACCTAGTCTGACAAAAGTAGATAGAACAAGAAGTTGTTCTTCTTTATCTTCTATCCCTTCTTTTAGTTTGCCTATAAGGCTTTTACTCTCTTCTGCCATGTCGAATCAAGGACCAAGTACCCCTATTAAATACTACCCTGATGCTAACAGCGGTAAAGGAGGTTATCTGCAAAATACCGGTGCAGGAAGACCAGGAAAAGTAAGATTAAAGCCTCAATTCGATCTACCTAGGGCAGATAGAGGTTTAACTAAAGTAAACACTAAGAAAAGCCGGGTAACTTAAAATGTCAACTCCAAAAAACAACCGCTTTGGTCGTGTTCCTCGTTATAAACCCAGTCGAGTAACTGACAATATGTCTGAGTTTGTCACTAAAGGCAAACTAACTGAAACTGAAAAACGTAGGCAAGGACGTACAACTGATTCAGGTAGAAAAGCTACTCCTAGAGATGCTTGGGGAAACAGAAGAGCTGTAACAAGCTCTACAGGAGGAAAAGATGCAGCAAGACGAAAAAGAATAGAAACAGCTAAAAAATACAATAAAAGAGCTTGGGGAGGAGCCAACCCTAAAGTTACTAGTGCTGGTGAGAGAACAAAACTTAATCGTACTAAAAAACTTCCAGGCGGAGGACAACAATATAAACCAATAACAAGAGGTGATAAACGAGCATCTGATTATCAATCAAGACAAAACAGAATCAAAAGAAGATATTCAGCTGGTACAGAAGGGTCTAGAAAACTTACTACGGATGCAGATAGAACAGGATTTAAAACAGGTAAAGCTCCAAAAGTTACCACAGGTAAAGGGAAGAGATATCGGTCGGGTTATATGACCAATAAGGTGAGAGGAGTAGATCCACCTAAAGGACCATCAAGAGTATCTCAGCAAGGACCACCATCAAAAGAGAAAGACTTTGAAGGTAGAACAAGACAAACTAGAAGAGGTCATACAGGTTCAACAAGAAAAGGCTCTAGAACAGGTCAAGGTAGATATAGCAGTGGAACAGCTAACGCCACTGGAGCTAGGAGAACTGGAGGCGGTGGAAAAGGTCAAATATCTTCTAAAGGTGGTTCAGGAGGAGGTAAAGGAGGTTTCAAGACTAAAGAAAGTAAAAACTTCTGGTCTGGAGAGACTCCCGAAGTACGTAAAGCAAGGGTTGAAAAGCTTCATAACGCTATGAGGCAAGGAAAAGCTTGGGGTAAATATATGAACCCTAGAGCTAAAAGTCTTATAAAAGCTGGAGCCTCTTTAGCTGGTGGAGGTAAAGGAAGATTAGCTAAAGCTCTTTTAAGAGAGTTAGGTTTCGCTAGTCTTGAAAAATTGAAAGCAACTTTAGATTCTAGAAGAACTAAAAGACCAGTAGCCAACCTACCTTCCGGCTATAAAGAGTCAGAAAAGAAAGCGTTTAAACAAACTAAAAAGTGGAACAAAGTTAATCGAAAAAAGCTATAACCTCCGAAAAGAGGAAAAAAACTAAAAAACCTACTAGATTCGTAGGAGTAAACAGTACCTGGGTTAACCGGTACGGTACAGTTATCGCACCTAGGGAGAAACGCAATGTCTGACAAACCAAAAACCACATATAAAAACTCTGAAATGGAGTACGCTCACCGTGAGGGACAACGTTTAAAAGAGAATATAAGTAAAGCAAGGTGGGAAACTGAACTAAAGGCAATCAAAAAAATAAGAGAAGAACAAAGGAGAAAAGAAGACAGAGGCATAACGTATGCTCCTAAGAGATCTACAGCTGGACCAAGACCTGCTCGTCCACGACGTTCACCGCCGAGGCCTCGTTGAAATACTCCCTTAGGGACGTAGCTACCTACTACTCAGGTCAGCTTCATCAGAAAGAGGCTCTTGATATGCTTCAGATGCATATCCCTCTTTGTATTGAGGAACGCTTCGCCGAGATTTGGAGTAGTGGTCTGAAGAATGAA